TAAGTAAGTTTGATGATTCATATTTACTTGAAATGTATATGGAAACAACTGAAGGCTTCGCTGGCGAACAAGAGATTATTAATAAGTTTGGTTTAGAAATTAGAGAAGATACTACTTTTATGGTTTCTAAAAGAAGATGGCAAGATCAAGTTGATTCTGTACATACATTAATTAAAGATGGTAGACCAAATGAAGGTGATATAATTTATATGCCTTTGATGAATAGTTTTTTTGAAATACAATTTGTAGAAGATCAAGAGCCATTTTTTCAACTCGGCAATCTACCAGTTTACAAATTAAAAGTAACTAGATGGGAATACTCAAACGAGAAATTAGACACAGGTATTGAAGAAATTGATAGTGCTGAAGATCAATATTCAACTGATACATTGAGATACCAATTTACTTTAGAAGATGGAACTGGTGCATTACAACTAGAAACAGAAAGTGTTAATGGTGATAGATTTTATCTTGTTAATGAAGACGCAACATTTAATGTTCAAACTCAATCATTATATTCAGATAATTTAGATTTAGATAGTGAAGCAGGTTTTGATACAGCATCAACTGCAGATGATATATTAGATTTCACAGAACGTAATCCGTTTGGTGATCCAGATATGGGAGAATTTTAATGTTTGGTACTTATTTTTATAACGAAAGTATGAGAAGAATGACTATCGCCTTTGGTCAACTTTTTAATAAAATTCAAATCAAAAGAAAAGATAGTGAAGGCGATATAGTACAATCTATTGCCGTACCATTGGCATATGCGCCAAAAGAAAAGTTTTTAACAAGATTGGATCAACAACCCTCTTTAGATGAAAGAGAGTTTTCAATAACTTTACCAAGAATGAGTTTTGAAATATCTGGTATCTCATATGATGGTGCTCGTAAGTTAACAAGAGTTCAAAAATATAAACAAGTCAAAGCAGGTGAAGATGGAAAAGTAATGACATATAATTATACACCTGTTCCTTATAATATATCTTATACTTTAAATATATTTACAGCGACTGCCGAATCGGGATTACAAATTGTAGAACAGATATTACCATTTTTTCAACCTGATTATACGGTTACAGTTAACGCAGTACCATCTTTAAATATTAAAAGAGATGTGCCGATTATACTCAATGATGTAAATTATGAAGATAGTTATAGTGGTGATTTTACAACTCGTAGAGCAGTAATTTATACTTTAAATTTCACTGCGAAAACTTATCTATTTGGACCGGCAACTACTCAAAAAACAATTAAAGAAGTACAATCAGATATATACACAGATACACCAGTTTCGACAAGAGAAGAAAGAATAGTTATTACTCCAAATCCAACTAGCGCAGACGCTGATGATGATTTTGGGTTTACAACAACTATTAGTACATTTAATGATGCAAAAAATTATAACCCAACAACGGATACAGATGAATAAATAGTATAAATACTTTGAGAGATATTATGACGTTGTTTCGTCACCATTGATATTTAATAAATAGTATAAATAATAAAGAGAGATTTATAGATGTCTATCAGTAAGATAAAAGAAAATTCAATTTTAACCGATGCTGTAACTACAGATAAGATAGCAGATGATGCTGTCACAAATGATAAGATAGCAAATAAACAAGTTACAATCAACGGTCAAACAGTACAACTAGGTGGAACAGTAGGAGTTGCTGAAACAAAACCAACAGTAACAAGTATATCACCTAGTACAATAACAAACGATCAAACTTCAATTACAATTACTGGTACAGATTTTGTAACTACTCCTTTAGTTGAGTTTCAATCAACTACTGGAGCAATAGTATCTGCTGACACAGTAACTCGAAATAGTGCAACACAATTGACTGTTGCTGCAACAATACCTACAGACGGAACATATTTTATTAGAGTTGAAAATCCTGACGGTTTAGCAGGAAGAAGTTCTACTGCTTTATTAACTGTATCAGACGCACCAACTTGGTCAACAGCTGCAGGATCTTTAGGTCAATCAGCGGCACAAGAATCTGGTTCATTTACAGTTGCTGCTTCATCAGATAGCGCAGTTACTTATTCCAGAACAAGTGGTACTTTACCTAGTGGATTTAGTTTAGACGCAAACACTGGTGTTATTTCAGGTACAGAAAATAGCGGAACTACGACAGAAACAACTTATACATTTACAATTACAGCTACAGACGCTGAAGCACAAACAGCTGCTAGACAATTTACAATTACAATTACAGTTGGTATTAATAATTCAGGGGAGTTTAACTAATGGCTACTTCATATTTAACTAAAACCTTTTCAAGTGCAGGAAGTACAACAACTGGTACAATAGCATTTTGGACTAGAAAAGCAAAAAAAGGTTCTCAACAAACAATTTATCATTCAGTAGGCGCTTCTACAAGTGAATATTTTAGAATTGGATGGGAGAGTGATAATACTTTAGCAATTGAAGAATATAACGGTAGTGGTTTTGATATTAACAAAGTTACGACAAGAACATTTGCAGATACTACAAACTGGTATCATATTGTTATAGCAATAGATACTACAGATGCTACGGAAGAAGACAGAATAAAACTGTATGTTAATGGTGTAAGAGAAACTTCTTTTGGTACAAATACAAATCCTTCTTCAAGTTATACTAGTAGATTTTTGAAAGATAGTGCAAGATATATTGGTTCTAGTGAAGTTCCAGATAAGTATTTGGATGGTGGACTAACACATATGTGTGTAGTAGATGGTTCTGCTGAAGCCGTAACAGTCTTTGGACAAACAGATGCTACGACTGGCGAATGGAAACCTAGAACATCACCAAGTGTTACCTACGGCACCAATGGTTTCTTTTTAAAATTTGAAAACGCTGGTACGATAGGAACAGATAGTTCAGGTAACGGACATACTTTTAGTCCTTCAGGAAATTTATTACAATCACCATCTACACCGTCAAACATATTCTGTACATATGATGCTTCAATACCACAAGCAGCAGGTGTAAGTGGAAGAGATTTGGTTGCTAATCCACTTTTAACAAATAATAACAGAACAAATGGAACTGACGCTGCACACCCTTGTTTTCAACAAGGAACATTATTTGTTAATTCAGGTAAATGGTATATTGAATTTAAAGTAGCAAGTACAACGGCATTATCACACGGTATTGTAAATGATTTATATACAGATTACAGTCAAAGTGCTATAGGTAAAGTTACTACAACTGGTGTTAATAATATTGGTTGGGATGGTTCAGATGGAGTAATTTACAAAAATAACGTAGGAAACTATGCTGGAAACACTTACGGTGATGGCGATATAATTATGATTGCATTAGATTTAGATAACAATAAAGCATATTTTGGTAAAAATGGAACTTGGGAAAATAGTGGTGATCCAACAAGTGGTTCTACAGGTACAGGTGCGATAACTATTGATAATGATAATTACACATTTGCAAGTATTTCTAACGGAACAGGTGGTGCATCGTATAGTCATATGAATGCAGGAGGCGGTTATTTTGGAACAACTGCATTAGCATCAGGACAAACAGATAATGGTAATTTTGGGACATTTGAATATACCCCACCTACAGATTACTATTCTTTATGTACTTCCAACATAAATGCACAAACATAGGATAAGGAGAGAAATTTAAAATGGCATATTCAACAATAAACAAACCAGGTGCTTATTTCAAATCAGTAACCTTTACTGGTAATGGAAGCTCACAATCAGTTTCTTCATTAGATTTTCAACCGGATCTAGTGTGGATCAAAAATAGAGGTCAAGCAAGAGACCACGTTATTGCTGATAGCGTTAGAGGAGCAACAGGTGCTTTAAAATCAAACTCTGCCGCTGCTGAAGCAACTGACGCAACAAAAGTTGCTTCTATTGATATAAATGGTTTTAGTTTAGGAAGTGATAACTCAACAAATGAAAGTTCAGAAAGTTTAGTTGCATGGAACTGGTTAGCTGCAGGTTCAACAACAACATCAAATAACGATGGAACAATTGCTTCTGAAATAAGTGCAAATACAACTGCAGGATTTTCTATAGTAAAATATGTCGGAGATGGAAATGACAATGCAACTGTAGGAACAGGTTTAACAAATCTAGCAGCTGTACTTGTTAAAGATAGAGATATTGGAACAAATAACTGGGTATTAAAACATAAAAATTTAGCGAGTGATGACTGTGTTGTTGTAAACAGACAAGATGCTAAAGGGGACGCAAGAAACGCTGTTGCTGGTAGTTTTAGTATTGATGGTAGATTTAGAAAATCAGATAGAGGTTATTATGTTGCTAGACAGGGTGCGACTGGTACAAATAATGCATATGTTGACATTTATGACCACAATGGAAATTTACAAGAAACACTTACCACAACAAACTCACGTGCTGCAAGTAGATTAAGAGTTACAGGAACAGGTAACTGGATTATATTAACAGGAAGTGAATCTGGTTATACACAAATTGATGCGTGGTACTTATCAAATACAAGTAGAACACAACAACACTTAAAAAACAAATCTTATTCTTCAGGTCAAACAGTATTAAGAGAAAGTACATCAGACGGTAACTGGTATGAGTGGACATCTACTACAACAACTACTGAAACTCCTGATGATGGTGCATCTAATTGGACAAAAGGTGCTCAACAAACAGTAGCGTATCAACATATAACTGGAACACAATCGTATTCTCAAGGATTTTTACATCACCCATCAGTAATGGAAGTTGGTGAAAGATCATCAGATGGTGCTCTAGTTGGAAGTTTATATACTAATACACAGATATCTGATGGTTCTCAAAGAGATAAAACATTCTCAATTAGTAGAACTGAAACTACAGGAGCTAGTTTGTACAATGGTAGTGCTGGTCCTTCATCACATAGAGGAAGTGCTTGGGCAATTGGAACAAGAACTGGTGCTATAGCATGGGCAAACTCTAGGGATCCTATTTCAAATAGTCAGTTAAGTATAGGTACAATTGCATCAGTAGGATTTTTTGGTGTTAGTAACACACAAGCTGCTACTGCTATACAAAAAGAAAGTACAGGTCATCACATAAACTTTGTTTGGCAAGGTAATGGAAATGGTGGTTCAAGTTATGAGGGTGTGTGGTATCAATACAATGACCACGATGGTACTTCAGGAAATACTCAAATTGATGGAAGTGCTCGTAGAGATTTTAACCCATCAAGTCCAACAAATGAACATTTAAGTCATATGGGTGGTGGGGAAAGTTATATGTTTTATGCAAATAAATCTTCAGGCGATCCAACTTGGACTATTAAAAAAGCAAATACTGCAGGTAACTTTGGAAGTTTGACAACTCTATCTGATAGATCAATTGATTTAAATACTATGAGTATTGAACCTAATGCATTTAATTACACAAATCCTAGCGGACAAGGTAGATCATCAAATGAATTATGGATTACTGATGAAGACAGATCAACTGATGCATTTACAATTAATGAACTTTCAAATGATTATAACTTTATAAGAAGGTTTAGATGTACTTCAACAGGAACAACTGCTTTATCAGCAATACCAATTCCAGATGTAACTCCAGCTTTAGCAGGTGGTGGTATTGGAACTTTAAACAGTTCTACATTCCCTGTTGCATTAGGAACTGGTGGAACTGGATTATTCCAAACAAACAGTAACGGAAGTAACTATATCGCTTATTGTTTTTCAGAAGTTAGAGGATTTAGTAAATTCGGCAAGTATACCGGCAATGGAAATGCTGACGGAGCTTTTGTTAACCTAGGATTTAAACCGGCTATGTTAATTATCAAAAACGCATCAACAGGTAGTACTGATTGGTTAGTATTTGATGAAACTAGAGAAGGTTACAATCCTGATAACGATGCTCTAACATTTAACGGATCAGCTGCAGAAACTACAACTGATTATGTTAATATGTTAGGAAATGGTTTTAAAGTAATTTCTACAGATGGCGCAGTTAACACAGATGGTGATGAATACATTTATATGGCATTTGCTTCATCAACATTAGTTGGTACGAATAACGTAGTTTCTACGGCGAGATAATAAATCTCTCACTACTAAATAGTATATTATGTCAAAGTTGGAAGATAAAGTAAATGAGATTCTAGGTATTGATAAACCTGAACCTAAAAATGAAGTAGTTAAACAAGACTTCAAACCCGTAGTCCCCCGTAAAGAAGATAACGATAAAGCTGATGTAGATAATGACTACAAATACAGCAGAGAAAACTATTACAATCTAATAGAACGAGGCCAAGAAGCGATTGAAGGAATACTGGATATTGCAAGAGAAGGTCAACACCCAAGAGCATACGAAGTCGCTGGTCAACTCATAGGACAAGTTGCGGGTACAGTAGATAAGTTACAAGACTTACAAAAGAAACTTAAAGACTTAAAAGAATTACCTAAA